GAGCGGCTCGGAGACGGACGATGTCCTCGACCGGCACGATGAAGTGGAGCGGATCCTCGGGGTGCTCCTGCGCGTCACGGAGGATCGCCTGCGCGACCTCGACCACGAGCTTCTGGTCGACGCTGCCGGTGCCGTTGTCTTCCGCGCCGGGCAGCTGCGGGCGCATCTCGGAGCGGTGCGCCTTCATGTGCTCGACCAGCGTCGCGTACGTCCAGTTCTGCTTCGACGCCCGGTCGAGCCACTGCTTCTGCTCCTTCGGCTCCAGCCGCGACACGCGGGAGTGGTGGGAGAAGCCGAGGTTCGTCTTCCGGATCTTCACCGACACGTTCGCGCAGACAGACTGGAACGCGAGCCGCGTCGACTCGGCCAGTCCGGTCGCCTCCGACAGCTGCGAGTACGACTCCGAGTTCGTGGTCTCCAGCTGGTTCAGGAGGTCGCCGATCCACCACGACGACGAGCGCTTCAGGACACCGAACCAGCGGAGGAGCGCGTCGGCCTGGTCGTCGGTGAGCGGCTGCTCGATCGTGAGGCTGGTGAGGGTGATGGCCCCGGCCTCGTGGAGCGCCTGGATCAGCGAGAACGTCTCCGGCGGCAGCAGCTGGAGTTGCTCGTCTGCGTCGGGGATCAGGTCGATGACTTCGCCGTTCGCCATCAGACCGGTGCCTCCTCGGTGATCGTCTCGTGGAGTTCGGCGCGGCGGGAGTCCGGCACGATCTCCGCGACCGCGGGCGCGTCGCTGGCTTCGAGGGTCAGCTGAGCGGGGTCGACCGGCACGAGCTTCGGCGGCTGCGGCTTCTCGGGCGCGCGGCCCTCGACCGTCCAGTTCGACAGCGGCACCGCGACGTACTCGCCCTCGTCCTTCGCGACGGAGGAGATCGCGGCGGTCGCGCCGCGCACCTCGGTCTCTGCGACCAGCATGTACGTGAACTGTGAGATGCGCTTCAGCACGATGTACTTCGTCGGCTTCGTCTTCGTTGTCTTCTCGGTCATCAGTTGGCCGCCTCCTCGCGGCGTAGCGCTCGGTTCAGGGTCATCCGGGGCAGGCCGTACTCGCGCTCCAGCGCCCGGATCGATTCACCCGCGTCGACCCGTCGGCGGATCTCGGCCATCACGTCGGCGGCCAGCTGTGAGTCCGGCGGCGGCCGTCTCGTCTTCGTCGTCGGCGCGTCGAGGTTGTAGTGCTGGGCCAGGGCGAGCAGGACGCAGCCGGTCTGCTTCCCGCCGATCGCGTCGGCGTGAGCCTGGATGGTGTGCTTCAGGACGGCGGGCATCCGGATGAACCACTGCTCCGACTTCGAGGCGGTGTACCGGTAGCCGGTCGGCTCCCACGCCAGCCCGTACCTCGTGGAGAGGATCTCGCCGAGCACGTCGTTCACGGATGTGTTCCGGCTCTCGGCGTCGGCGAGCACCTTCGCCCGGATGTCCTCGGGCACGTTCCTGATGTGGATCGCGGCGTCACGCATCGGTGAGCACCTTCCGTCCCTCCTCGGTCAGGATGAAGTACTGGCGTCGCTCGCCGCGGAACTCGCGCAGTAGGCCGCGGTGGGCGAGTGAGCGGAGGCGGGGGAACACCCGCAGGCCGGGCACCATGTTCCCGCTCCAGGATCCCTTCACGGCTCCGTTCCCGAGACGGCTCGCTCCCTGCACGTCGAGCTTCCAGGCGATGTCCTGCGCGGACGCGCCGCCGTACAAATCCCACTTCCGACCTGACGCCTGGATGTCGGCCACGGCTTGGAGGAACGCCCGATCTGGCGGGAGCGGCCGAAGGTGCTGGTTGTGCGAACGTCGTCTCATGTCATCATGGACTCTAGCAGGGTGTGCTGCTGTTGTCACCCCCTGATCTCGCACGCGTCGTGGAGCACCTTCTCGGCCTCGGCGTACAGCACATCGTCGGTGCCCTGCCTATCCCCCCGGAGGATCTCGATCGCGTCCTGACGCATCGCCTCGTCCGGCGGCGGCACGATCCGTCCGGCGTACCGCTGCGCCAGCCGCCACATCACCGGCCTCGGGTGGATCCGCTCGGACTCCGGCAGCGCGAGCAGACGGCGGCCGTTCAGGCTCGACACGTTGTCGGGGGTGCCGTTCGTGACCGGTTCCCGTGCGGCCTTCAGGATCTCCGGGGTGAGCGGCGCGCCGACGGCGGCCTTCTTCACGAACGCGGCACGGCGGCCCTCGTAGTCCTTCCGGAACTGCGCGCGCAGCGTCTCCGGGCTGGTCGAGTTCCGGATCATCCACGGGCCGCCGCACGCCTTCAGCGACGCGCGCACGACCTCGTTGCCTTGGCTGTTCCCGGCGACGGCCATGTCCCACGCCTCCTCCGCCGACGGCAGCCCGAGCGCTTCCTCGGCGACCTCACGGCGGATGTCCGCGATCGTCGGCCGGTACACGCTGGTGTTCAGTAGACGCCGGGTCGCCGAGAGCACCATGCGGGGGTCGAGGTCGGACAGCTGCTGCGCGTACACCCGGGCCGACATGTCGGTGAACGGATGCTGGACGTACGCGGCCCGGAGGAGTTCGAGCGCTTCAGCCAGCGGATCCACTTCGCACCTCCTCCACGATCGACGCCATCGAGCGGGGGTTGTCGGCGAGCGTACGCGCGAAGTTGCGCGCGATGCCTTCCGGCCCCCACGTCAGGTCGGGCTTCTCCCGCTTCAGCTTCTCGGCGACAGCGGAGACCGCGTCAGCGACATGCCGCTCGTACCCTTCAGGGTGCGCCTGCGCCTGCACCATCGCGTCCGGCCACCGGGCGGACACGTGCTGCCAGAGGATCGGGCGGATGTCCTTCAGCGCCCGCTGCACCCGAGCGCCGTTCAGATCACCGACGGCCTCCGTCGCCGCGACCAGCGCGTTCCACGCGAGGTCTTGCCCATCGACCTTCCGGCCCTTCACCGGATCGTACGACGGGTCGACCTGGGGCACCGCGCCCGGCGAAGCCGGAAGGGGTACTGGTTCATCTTCCTGGTTCAAGGTAGTAACTGGTTCGTGGCTCATGGTGACCCCCTCCCCCTGGCTCATGGTGACCCCGGGGGGTGGCTCATGGTGAGCCACCGGTGTCGCATCCGCGTGAGGGAACCGGTACGTCGTGGAACGGTCTGCGCCGTCCTCCGTCTTCCGCCGGAGACGCTCGACAAGCCCTGATTCTTCGAGGTCGCCGAGCGCGCGCTTCACCGTCGCAGCGCTCAGTTCGGTGTCTTCCGCGATCCTCGCGATCGACGGGTCGCACCGGCCAGTGTCCTTGTTCGCCCGGTCGGCGAGCGCAAGCAGCACCGCCTTCCTCGACGCGCTCCCCGTCTTCTGCTTCACCGCCCACGCCATCAGCACGTAACTCATGGTCGTCCACCGGTCGGTGGTGTAGCCTTCGTCTCGGTCACGTGGTTCTCCTTCCTTCTGCGGGGAACGGAAACTGCGGGGCCGACGGCCCTCGTCTAGCGGCGGGGGCCGTCGGCATTCAGAGGGGAGCGCGACCCTATCGCACTTCGACGGGCGAGTGTGAGCGCGACAGCCCCGATGATCCAGAACACCTCGACGCACGCGACGAGACCCCCGGCGGTGAGCGCGAGGTCGGCGACGTTGTACGCCCAGAGGTTCGTCCAGCGGCCGTCGGGGTCTGCCTCGGTGAATGGGTTCGGGACGCCGCCGGTCGCCTCGTTCCAGACCACGTTCCCGAGGACTCCGGCGAGGACGAGCGCGAACCCGATCGAGCGGGCCATGAGCACGAACCCGACGCACCCGGTGAGGAAGACGGCGGTGTGCCAGAGCGGCGGCATCTGGTCGGCTCGGGCCTGCGCGTGCCATGTCCAGTCGCCCTCGCCTGGGGCGCGCCACTTCGTGACCGCGTCGACCGTGAGCACGCCGCCGACGGCGGCCGCCAGCCAGGTGTACGGGATCCGGCCCATCAGGTGAGCCACCAGATCAGGCCGACGATCGCTCCTCCGATGAGCGCCGCGAACCCGATCATCACGAACACGATCACCATCAGGGGGTCGCTGTCCCTCATGCCGCCGCCCCGGGCACCGGGTCGCACGCGCCCTGCTCCTCGACCAGAGACGGAAGCTGCGACGCCCGCGCGCCGCGCTCGTTCCCGGTCAGTTTGAACGCGATCATCCGGAGCTTGTTCCGCATCGTGTACCTGGAGATGTTCATGTCCTCGGCGATGTCGTCGGGGTACTCGCCGTCACGGATCCGCTCCACGATCTCGCATTCGTTCTCGTTCAGTTGTGCCATCAGCCGTCCTCTCGATAGTCGGTAGCACTGGAAGCCGGAAGCCCACCAGGCGGCGGACTCCAGCACGACTCTCACCGCATCGTCCCAGGCAGTTCTCCGTCGGGGCCGGGGCCGAACGGGACGTCATCGATCGGGAGGGTGTCCGCTGCCGCCGCGGCCTCGGCTGCCTCGATCGCCTCGGTCTCGTCGTAGCGAAGCTCGGGCGGCTCCTTCGCCGCGAACGCCCACTGGAACGCCTCGGTGATCGCCCCGGGTTCGCGTGACTCGACCGGCGGGAACGCGCCCACGTCGGTCTTCTCCACGATGCGGGCGACGGCGTTCGCCATCCTGGTCGCGTACTCGGTGCGCCGCTCCTCGGGCAGTTCCTCCCGCAGGCTCACCCCGAACAGTTCCGCGAGGAGCGGCTGGAGGGTCGCGGGCCAGTCGAGCGTCGGCCCGATCTGCTTCAGCGCCTCCCCCATCCTCTGCCAGTAGGACGCGTCGAGCGGGATAGCCCCGTCAAGCATGTGCTTCCCAGGGTCGAACGGCCCACGCGCCGCAGATCGCGTCCTGGTGGCTCCTGGAGGCTGCTGCTGCCGTGGCTGCTGCTGCCCGGCGCGGATGGTCTCCTCCGGGCTGGAGCCGTCGGGATCCACCGTCTCCGCCGTCGACACCGCCAGCACGATCGCGAGCACCGACTTGAACGCCATCGTGATCGCCTTCGACGTCGACTTGTCGCCCATGTCGGTTCCCTCGCCCCACGCCGACGCGACCACGCTGTCGCCGAGCGGCCCGTAGAACGTGAACTGGATCCGGAGGTTCGTCTCGTACATCGTCTTCCCGCCGTCCCGGCCGACCATCCGCTCACCGGGGATCCGTTCCAGCACCTCCGGCACCACGATCACGCCGTACTTCCCGAGCAGCGGATTCAGTTCGTTCAGCACCGTGTCGTGCGACCGGAACATGAACCCCTGGTCGGCGTTGCGGGTGTCCTTCCCGATCGCGGGAAGCTCGGCCAGGATCCGCCCGAGCCGCTCGTGGATCGTCGCGTCCTCGTTCCACACCTCGTCGGCCTCGACCGCTGCCGCCGTCGCCTCCTCGACCGGCTGCTCCGGCTCCTTCGTCTTCGCTGTCACGTCGTCTCCTTCACGTACGGATTGATAAGCCACCGGCCCGGCTCGCCGTCCTGCCACGGGCCGGTGTCCATGATCCCGAGCCGGTCGACGGCCGGGTCGATCATCCCCTCGTCCGTCCACATCTGGAGCGCGAGCATGATCCCCGCTGGGGTCTGCGCTCCGCCGCCTCCGACCCACTCCTGGCCCTCGGCGGCGACGCGAGCGATCCGGAACCTGGCGTCCTCCTCGTACTCCGCCGCCCGCTCGGCCGGGGTCATGTCCCGGCCCTCGCGCAGAACTCCTCCAGCGTCTCCTCCGGATACGGCTTCTGCACGAACCCCTTCTCCTGCGCCTCGAACACACGGCGGCAGAGGGTGCCGTACGCGGCCGCCGCGATCCTCGCGTCGAAGTCGCGGAGGTACCGGGCGTTCTCCTCCGCGACGGCCTTGTCGACTGCCTTCGAGAGACTCACGACCCGACCTGCACGAAGTCCTTACCGAACTGCCAGGCGGCAGAAGCGGTAGCGATAGACCGGTACCAGCGGCGCTGGCCCTCATACCGCACCATCTCACGCATCTGGTGCTGACAGCTGCGGATCGTGCGTCGCTGGATCTGAAGTCCGAGTGTGTGCGGGGCGGGCTGGTTCATGTCGTCTCCTCCTCGGGAGTCGCTATCGATTGACACTCCGGATTCAATCACACGTCGTCGTGGTTGTCAAGGGGCCGCGGCCGCTTCCCGCTCGACGGATGCCGACCCCTGTTACGTGTCCGGTGCTTCGCCCGCACACCGGTGTCCCACATCCCCGACTTCATCCGCCGCTGACGGTCGGCGTCCCACTGCCGCGCGAGATGGATCCGCTCGGTGTCGACCATCTCGCGGTGGATCACCGTCAGCACGAACCAGCACCGCTTGAAGCGCTCCCGGTCGTACTGCTTCGCCGGGGCGATCACGGCGACCGTCGACTCTCCCTCGTCCCACACGTACCGCGTCGTCCGCCCGTCGCTCGACGTCCGCTCGACCGTCCGGATCCACGACGGCTTCGACTTCGACATCCGCTGCGCCTGGAGCGCCTGCTTCACGAGCGCGTACACCGCCGACGCCGCCGACCGATGGTTCGCCGCGTCGGGGTGCCGCTCACGGAACCGCTCCTGCGCGTGGACGGACACGACCACCCCGACCTCGTCGGCGTTCACGCTGCCACCTCCGTCCCGTACCGGTCGCGGTGGATCCTCCACGCCCGGAACGCCGCGAGGTCGCAGCGCAACTCGACGTCGACGCGGCGGGATCCGGAGCCGCGACGATGTCGCCGGTCGCCGAGCCGCCACTGCCGGTGGTGCTCGGCCTCGTGCGCCGTGACCGCGACGAGCGCCTCCCGCCAGTCGGCGAGGGGGAACGTCCGGCCGCCCTCCCGCTTCCGGTCGTACGGCACGTAGTCATCGATCTTCCGGTCGGGCCTCGGCAGTTTCACGAGGATCACCGGCCTGTCCTCCCCGGACTCGGGGTACCAGTAGTCGCGGGCGCGGCCGCGGGTGTACCCGTCCTTCGACCAGGACACCTTGACGTGGATCCAGTCGGCGACGTCGAGGGCGCGAAGCTCGCGCATCACGAGCGTCCGGATCTCGCGGGTCGGGTACGACGTGTCGTTGTCGAGCCTGACGGTCGGGCCTCTACGCCTCATGGGGAAGCACCCCCGTCTCCAGGTACGTCGCGGTCTGCTCCTCCGACATCAGCGCCCGGATCGGCTCGACCCGGACGACGCGTCCGGCCACCACCTCGAACTCCTCCCGGGTCGTGATGAACCCGAGCACCTCGACGCACATGCCCTGGAACACGACCGGGGTCGCGTTGTCGCGGCGGATGCCGAGGAACCCGGCGCGCATCCCGGTCAGGTACCGGGCGAACCACTCGGCCTTCTCCTGGTCGAGCGTCCACGACAGCGCCGCCGCCGTGTCGTCGTCATGCCAGGCACCGCGGTACACACGCACCGGCGTCTCCGGCAGGATCGCCTCGTCGGACAGCACCGGCGCGCACCGCCGGAACTCCTCGCGAAGCTCGACCGCCCACGGCGCGAGCGCGTCGCACATGTTGAACCAGTACGCCAGCAGCGCCCGGCCCTCCTCCACGGTTGCCTCGCGGACGCAGGCGAGCAGCACCGCTGCCCTGTCCTCCGACCCGACGAGCGCCAGCCGCTCATCCCACCGATCGATGTCGACGGCTCCGTTCACGGTCGCACCTCCACGTCATCGCAGAACCATCCCGCCGTGATCCCCTCGTCGGCGAGCCACCGCTCCTTCGTCCCGTCGAAGCACTCGACCAGAACCGCCGGGCCGATCCGGACGTCGCGGCCAGCGTCGTCGCTGTAGTCGCCGTCCTCCTCCGTGACGCCGGTCACGAGACCGACGACACGTCCGTCGGACACGACCTCCATGCCCTCCCGGATCTCGACATTGTTGCGGTCGCGGATCTTGACGGGCGGCACCGGCCGCTCGTAGTCGACCAGGACGCGGCCGTGGTCGGGGCACCAGCCGCCGCCGTCGACCATCTGATCGGTCGTGGTCTGTCCGCACTTCGGGCAGTACGCCATCTTCGTCTCCTCCCAGTAGGGGCTGAACTCGCCGCGCTCGCGGCCGTCGTCGGGGCCGGTCACGACCAGCCCTCGACGATCTCGGTGCGGGCGACCTTCCGGCTGTCGACACCGGCGATCTGGCGGCGGGTGCGGAGGTCGATCCCGCGGGCGAGCCGCGCGGCCTCGGCCTCGATGCGCTCCGGGGTGCCGCTCCGCTTCCGGCCGTGGCCGATCTGCGATCCGTCCTTCGCGTAGAAGTGGATCGTGACTCGTGCTGCACTCATCTCGTGTCCTCCTCGGGACTCGCTTGCTTCTGACACCACGTACTCTAGCAGGTTCTCGGGAGATGTCAACCCCGAGATGCGGAGGGCGACCCGAGAGCCGCCCTCCCCACCGTCATGCTTCGCCGCCCCGGACTCTACCCGGTCGTCTTCGGCAGCGCCGTCGGAGGAACCGGCTGCGCGGGCACCACGATCCCCGTCCCAGGCACCGGCGTCTCCCCCGGTGTCAGCCACGCCTGCACCGCCCGGACGAGGGAAGTCCCGATCGCGAGCATCCCCGCGACGGCGGCGGCCTTCCCGGCGTCGAGGTCAGGAGCGGACAGCACGCCTTCCACGAGCGCGACGAACCCGACGAGCAGCGTCGTGATGCCGGTCAGGACAACCTCGGCGTACGCCGTCGGCACATGGAGCGCGTTCGCGACGGCGGTCGCCAGCTGCGGAATGAACACCCGGATCGCGCGGACTCCCGCGACGAGCGCCGCGATGCTCGCGGCCGCGGCGAGCGCTGCCGCCTGCTGGTAGTTCGGTGCGGCGAGGATGCCGGTCGCGAGCGCGAGGAACGCGATCGCCGCGTCCCGCACCGCTGCCCGGCCCGCCGCCGATAGCACTGACCTCATGGTGCCTCCTCCTGTTGGGTGCCTCCTGGCCCGGCAGGAGCCGGGTACGCAGCCTTACAGTCGACCAGCCACGGCCGGTCGGGATCCGGGTAAGCGTCCGGCCGCACGTTCAGCGCTTCGAGCCGCTTCGTCGTCTCACCGACCGACCTAACGAACCTGGCGCGGATCTCCGCGGACATAGCCTCGGCCGCCACGACCTCGGCGTCCGCGAGCTTCTCGGTGTAAAGCCAGTGCAGCCCCTCACGCGCGACGTTCGCGCGGCCGCACCCGACCTGAAGCGCGAGCGCCGATTCCTCGTCGGCGGCGCGGAGCCGGTCGATCTCGGCGATCGCGGCGTCAGCCCGGTCGGCCGCGGTGTTCGCCCTGCCGATCGCGGACACCATCGCCACGGCCAGCACCACGATCGCGAAGACCATCACGTACAGCAACGCGCGCCTCACGAGTCGTCCTCCAGCAGCGGCGTGATGTCGACCTCCAGGTTCCTGGCGAGCGTCTGGCACTGCGGCAGCGTCCGTCGCATCCCCCAGAGGCCACCGCTGGCCTCGTCACCGATCACGATCCTCGACAGTGCCGCCCGAGCCTTCATCGCCCGCTTCAGCGCCCGCTGCCGCGTCGGGTTCAGAGGCGACCCCGGCTCCCGCACGATCGCGTCTCGCGCACCCTCGACCTGGGACTGGAGCGCCGCGTCGAGGCCGTCGAGCGCCGACAGCAGCAGCGGCACGTCAGTCACACCCCGTAGGCACGCCACGACCTGCTGCGTGTTCGACGCCGTCATCTCGGCCTCCTCCCGCGCGAGGATCTCCGCCCGCAGAGACTGGAGTTCGGCGCGCTGGTCGAGGAGCGTCCCACGCTGCCCATACGCGATCGCGAGCAGCCCGGCCATGACGAGGGTCACGACGATCACGAACAGCGTCGCGATCCGCCAGCGCGCCCGAGACGACACCCTCCCGATCAGACGGTCAGGCACCAGGGTCGCCTCCTCGGCCGTTGCCGTTCGACTTCCGCCCGGCGATCGCTGCTCCGCCGAACAGCCCGGTCGCGACGGTCAGCGCGATCACATGGACTTCGGTATCCACCGGCTTCCCCGTGAACTGGCCGCCCAAAGTAGCGATGGCCCAGACAAGGAAGATGAAGCACCCGAGTCCGAGGAGCACCGTCTCGCGGACAGCGTTCTGGTCACGCCTACGGGCCACCTTCCGCACGCTTCCCCCGCAGGCGTCCGGAGCGTTCCACAGCAGAGACCAGCAGCAGCAGGCAGGGCACCGCGACGGCGGCGACGCCCGGGTTTCCCACTGCGAGCAGGACTCCCCACGCCACCAGCGCCAGTGGCAGCGTGAGCTTCATCAGTGCGACGAGCAGCAGTTCGATCACGATCATCTCCGCAGCGCCTCCCACGTCGCGACGGTCGCAGAGTCGGGACGCCACAGTCGTCTCGGGCCGGGCCACGTACGGTAGTCGGGGAACGGGCCGGAGCCGGACGCCAGGATCGAGAACGACATGGTGGTGCGGTCGACCGGCACCGGGATCAGCGCGAGGTTGCCGAGGCACGCTCCGACCGTCAGCTGCGGATGGTCGGCCCCGTACACCTGCGGGTCGATGTCCGCGCCGGGCACCGAGAGCGCCGTCGCGTAGTCGTACTGCCTGGGACTGGACGCCGTGTCGCTGGAGTTCACTGACCAGCCGAGCGGGACGGGAGCGCCTCCCTCGTTCCAGCCGCGCAGGAACGCCTCCGTCTTCCAGCGGCCCTCGCCCTCCGCCCACGTCTCCCCGTTCGCCTTCCATCCGCGGAGCGTCGGCAGCCGCCGACAGATCGCCGCGGCGTCCCGTCCGTCCTGCAACGGGTCGCTCCCCTGCCCGTACGTGCCCCACCCGACCTTCTCCCACTTCGCCCACTGCGACAGCGCCATCTCGGCCTCGTTCGCGGCTGCGTACGTGGTGTGCAGCAACTGCACGTACACCGCTGTCCAGCCGAGCGTGAACGCCCTCTCACGTGACGGCCCGTTGAAGTTGGAGAGGCCGCCCTCCGTGAACGCCGCGTCCCTTCGCCAGATGCCAGCGAGCGCGCTGACCGGCGGCGTCGGCGTCGGCGGGTTCTCCCGGCAGAGGATCTGGATGCCCTGCGCGAACGGATCCCCGCACGTGTTCTTCCTCGTGCCCGCGTACTCCGCCGCGAGCTTCCTCGCGTCGATCAGGTTCCCGAGCTTCGCCGCCCACGACACGTAGGTGCCGCTCCCGAAGATCCGGGCCAGCCCCTCCCGCCCGGCAGCGCTCACGTCGCGAGCGCCTTCGTCAGCTGCACGCCCACCGTGGGGGAGCCGGTCGTGTAGTCGGGGCCGTGGCCGGTGCTGCCGTACTTCAGCCACTCCTGGATCAGCGGCCGGGTGTCGAGGGCGTAGTGGATGTGGGGGCCGCCCTGGTCGGCCCGGATCTTCGCGACCGACGACAGCTTCGCGCCCTTGATGAACGACGCGCCCATCGCCGGACGGGACGCGCAGTGGAGGAACAGATGCACGATCCTGGAGACGCCGCGCACCTTGAAGCCGACGCCACCGTCGCTGCCGGTGTGGTCGATCACCTTGCACGCCTCCGGCGCGAGCACCGCCGTGCCGACCCGGACGATGGTGTCATCGAACGCGGGCCACACCCCGTCGAACCCGTCGGTGTTGTGCGTCAGTTGGTACAGCAGCACCGTCTTCCCTCCCGGCTTCACCGGGCCGAGCGCCGGTACCGGCGGGACGGGCGGACGTTCGAGGGAAGCCTCGACCTCATCGATCAGCTTCATCGCCTGCTTCCACCTGAACGCTTCGGGTGTGTACCCGTGCTCGGTCTCCTTCAGGATGGCTTCGGCGTCCTGGAGCTTGTCGAGCCGCTGCTGATCGGTCAGCACCCCCGCCATGCTACGGGCCGTCCCGGAGATCCGGTTCGGCCGCGTGCCGCCTACACGTCGATCGTCCAGCCGCCGGACAGGTCGAAGATGATTCCCGTGCCGATGCCGGGTACGGCCGTGCCGTCGATCCGCATCTCGTGGGCGGAGACCGGCACGAGCGCGGAGTCGGTGCCACCGGTCGAGTCGGGGTCGTACGCAACGACGCAGATGTCGAGGATGTCTCCGGCGTCGACGTCTGGGCTGCCGAACGTCACGAGCGGCAGTGTCAGTAGCGTGCTGTTGTTCGCGTCGTCTGGTGCCCACGCCGACAGGTCGGTGTTGTCGAGGACGATCCGGGCGTACCCCGTGTTCGTGACTTCGTCGTAGCCTCCGGCCAGGATCGCGGCGACGGTGTCGAAGTCGCGCAGTCCCTCGATGCCGTCGGCGCTGCCGTCCGCGAGGGCGAGCAGCACGAGCACCGCGTTCGCCGGATCTGAGACGAGCACCCTCTGGTATAGCTCGACGCCACGTCCCTTCGCGATGTTGAACTCGATCGCGCTCATCCGGTCGGGGGCACCTCCCCCACGACCGTCTGGTCGGTCGTGTTGTCGATGTAGCGGACAACGGAGTCGAGGGCGATGGTCGCCTGCTTCGCCGCTGCCGGGACGACACGGTACGGTGGCACGACGTACGACACATCGGCTTCCTGGGCGATGCTTCGACTCATCGCAGGGATCCTACTTCCCCCGCCACCCGGGGCCGTGCCGCGATCACGTCGGCACCTCCCAGCACACGATCTGGATGATCTCCATGTACGTTCCCCACGGGGCGTGGTCGGTCGGCCCTCCGGCGGCCCCGGTGTCGATCTCCAGATCCGTCGTGGACGCGGACGGGTTGTTCGCCGTCACGTACATGCGGGGCGGCGTCCCGCCGAACAGGTCGTTCGAGCGGTACACGTACGAGTCGTGCGCGCCGTAGCCGCTCATCGCGCTAGGGTCGTGCGTCCGTTCGTAGTAGAGGAACTCGTCCTGGTCGATGCCATTCATCTCCGTCGCGAACGGAACGTCCGGCAGCCCCTCGCAGAACAGACGGTACGTGAACGCGTAGACGCCGCCCGCCAGGATCTCGATGCCGGAGTCCGGCCAGATCTCGGCGTCCGAGACCCGGAACACCGTCTCGCCGGGATCGTTCGTGACTGAGTCCTGGAACTGCACGACCTTCCGTTGTCCAGGGGTGATCACCTGCGGCTCCCGGTTGTAGACGCGTAGATACAGCGGGTTGCAGGCACCGACCGGGCCTTCGCTCTCGGTGAAGCGCCGCTCAAGCGCCTCGATCCGGTTCTCGTAGTCGGTCGCCCTCGTGCTCGCCGACTCACGCTTCAGCGGGTTCATCTGCTCATCATCCCTGGTCGGCGCTCGTCAGCAGGTCGGCGACCTGATTGATCCCGTCGGCGTCGGTCACGACCTCGAACTCGTAGACGCGCTGGCTGCCGGAGAACCCGCCGTTCAGGCTCGACCCGGCCGCGACGTGGATCAGGTCGCCGGGCCTGAACGCCGGGAAGATCCCGCGGTTCGGCTTCACGCTCGCGAACGTCCGAGGGAACGCCCGGAGCGCCGCCTCGCTGGCCCACCTCGCCTCGTAGTACGGGCGGATCGTGTTCGCTCCGACCTCGTCCTTCGTCTGGATCTCCTGCCGGTAGTTGTACAGCCCACGAGAGATCGCGATGTCGGCCAGCAGATCGGCGGGCCAGGTGCCGCCGACGTGCGGCGCGGTCGGCGTGATGCTGCCCTTGTACTGGGTCTGGCTGATCCGGGGGGCGAGGAGATACCAGAGCGCGTTCACGACCTTCGCCATGTCGACCGTGAGCGTCGCGACGGCCGCGTTGTGGGAGCCGGTGTCGAACTCGTACGACACGCTGCCGGACAGGTCGGAGCCGCCCTCCCCGTTCGTGAGGTTCACGACGGACGAGCCGGAGCCTGGCACGAGGAACACGTCCATCAGGCCGGTCGCGACGAGCAGCGCGCGCAGCTGCTCCAGGTTCATCGGGTACTGCATCAGGCTGTCGACGTTCGCGTCGAGACCGCCCCCGGCGACTGAGCCGACCGTCAGCGCGTACGGGCCTGGGTCGAACACGATCGTGTTGTCGATGTACTCCGCCATGATCCCCGGCGCGTCGTCCGCCGACGACGTCGGGTCGATCAGGTTCCCCGACCCGGTCTTCACCATCCTGTCCTTCAGCGCGATCAGGTGGTCGTACGCGGTCGTCTCGGCGTACGCCGTGTCAGCGGTGCCGTCGTACTGCGGGAAGTGAACGTCGCCGATGAACAGCGTCGACCCTGCCTCCGTCAGCGTCAGTTCCTGCTGCCCGGCGGTCGCGGAGAACGCGCGGGCCGGATACCGGATCGACGCCTGCGCCGGACGCGACAGCTTCGGCCGCCACCGGATCAGCTGGCAGTACCGCGTGATGTCGGAGCCGTCGAGGAACGCCCGCACGATCTACCCCGAGATGTCCGGGTCTGGTGCCCAGAGCGTGAAGTCGGAGAACGTCGGCTCGTAGATGTTGTCGCCGCCGAACTTGATCTCCTGGCCGGGCAGCCCGTACATGCACGAGATCGACCGGGCCGCCGACGTCGCGTCCGTCCACGCCAGCGTCGCGGCCGACGTCAGCTGCGCTTCGAGCGCGGCGACGACGGCCTTCTGCAACGCCACGAGCTTCTGGATGTACTCGGTCTTGTTCGTCGCGGGGGTGCCGCCGGACAGCGTGCCGATGTGGACGCTGCCGGAGAACACGATCACCCGGCCCGCGAAGAACGCGCCCTGGAGGTCGAGGTCTCCGTTGTCCTGGGAAGCCGGGTCGATCTGCCTGCGGATCGGCTTCCCGTCCAGCCCGACGATGTCGTTGAACGTCGGCGTGACGAGGGTGTCGGTGTCCTTCGGCCCATTGATCGTGATCCCGGCGTACGTGTACGTCGCGCAGATGTCAGCCATCAGACTCCGCCGCCCCCGTCGAAGCGCGCCTGCTCCATCACCCTCGCCTGCCGCGCCTGCCAGAAGTCGCCCATCGCGGCGGCCCGCTGCCCCGTCGCCTTCGCGTACTTCGTGCCGCCGTTCCCGCCGGTCGAGGTGTTCCCCTCCGTCGCCGCCGTGTTGCGGTCGAGCGCCGCGATCAGCCGGTCGATCTGCGGGTCAGCCGCCCGGGTCGGCCCCGAGATCGCCGCGGTTACCGACGTAGACCCGCGCGCCTTCGCGGCCGCCTGGAGTTGCTTCGACCCGGCCACGATCGACTTGTTGAAGTCGAACCCGGACAGCGGATCGATCCCGACGTCGCCGATGTTCGACGCGATGCTCCCGAACAGTTCCGCGTTCTCGGTCAGGAACCCGGCGAGCGTCTTCCCCCCGGCCCCCTCCTTCTCCTTCTCCAGCAGGCTCCGCAGGGCGGCGCGCTTCTGCTCGACCGCGAGGAGCGCGTCACGCTGCGCCTTCGACCCGGCCTTCGCGCCGATCGCGACCTTCCGCCAGAACTGGATCTCGGCCCGCAGTCCCTTCTCCTGCGCGGCCTCGTCGCCACGCAGCGACGCGATCTCCGTCAGCGTCGACAGCCTGTCCGCCAGGTCGTCCGTGCGGGACTGAGCGGCCTCTACAGCGTCGGCGGCCATGTCGGTCTTGATCTGCTTCCCGTCCGCCACGGCCCGCGACAGCGCGTCCCTGAGCACGTCGAGCGCCTGGTTTCGGATCTCGACGTCCTTCACCCGCTTCTTCACCAGGACGATCTGGGAGCGGAGGACGTCCTGGAGCGCCGTGTTCGCGGCCTGGTCGTTCTTCAGTCCCTTCGTTCCCTCGGCCGCGATCACCGCGCGCTCCTCGTCGCCGCGGCCGATCTCCAGCCCGGTCACGAAGTCTCGGTCGCGCTTCTCCGCCGCCGTCTTCGCCCTGTCGGCGTTCTGCTTCGCCGTGTTCGCGGCGGCCTCCTGGTCGGCCGCGATGCCCGACTCGATCCCCTCGATCTGCTGCGTCGTCTGCGCCAGCTGCGCCCGCAGTGTGCGGCGCTGCTCGACCCGCGCCTCGGACGGGTTCTCGATCTTCTCGATCCTCTCGATCGCCTCGGCGATCCCGGCCCGCTTCTTCTTCAGCGCCGCCAGCTGCCCGCCGGTGTCGCCCTCCGCGATCGCCTTGTTCACCGACTCGTCGGCGGCCTCCCCGATCGAGTTGGCTTGCTTCACCCCGGCGGTCGCGGCCTCCGCGATCTTCGACGCGAGCGTCTGCCCGATCTTCACGCCCTCCTCCGCCGCCGTCGCCGTCGCGGCCCGGGAGCCGTCCTCGATCGCTGACCGGAGGGCCGCACCGATCAGCGGCCCCGACCTGGCGACAGCGTGGGCGGACTCCTCGATGCCGGAGCGTGCGGCCGCGCCGAGACCCACGAACACCGACTTCGGCAGCGCCTTCAGGATCGCCCGACCCGTCGCCGTCGTCTCCAGCTGCACGGCCTCCAGCGGAGTGATGACACCGTCGAGCAGAACCCGCCGCACCTCCGGCCCCATGTCCCGGAACGCATTGATGAGCTTCTCGGTACCGGCCGGGCTGTCGTTCAGCGACTTCGAGATCGCCTGGATCTGCGCGATGATCTCCTTCGCTTCCTTCCCGATCCCCGTCGGCAGGAAGTCGACCGACGCCCGGTCTTGCCGCTCTTCCTCTAGCTCCGCGAGACGCTCCGTCAGTTCGCCGAGGTCGGCGTTTACGACGTCGAACTCGCCGCCACCGAGACCCTTCAGCGCCTGCACCGCACCGCGGATCGCACCAGCCAGGCCGCCGACAGCACCGGCCCCGGCCCCGACGGCCGGGAGGAGCGCCCCGCCGATCTCGACCGAGAGAGCGCCAACCTCGTTCTTCGCGAGTTGGATCTGCGACGCGGTCGTCTCGAACCGCTGCGCCGCCTCGTTCTGGAGCGCGTTGTTCTTATCCCACTCCGTCGCCCCGATCTTCAGCGAGTTCGACAGGAGGTCGCCCGCACCGGCCGACCGGAGCAGCGCGTCCCGGACACGGATGCCGCCGAGGCCGAGCCGGTCGAGCGTCGCGAACACCGACCCGCCCTCCTCGTCGATCCGGGCCAGCCCCCGAATGAACGCGGTGACCGCTTCCGCCGGGGCCGTCTTGAACGACCGGGCGAAGTCCTCGCTCGACTGGCCCGCCACCTCGGCGAACGCCGCGAGCTTCTTCCCTCCAGCGTCGACCGACGACGCGATCCGGATGAACGTCGTGGAGATCGCGGTGCCCCCGGCCTCGGCGTTCAGACCGACGGACGCGAGCGCCGCGCCGAACGCGAGGATCTGATCCTGCGTCAGCCCGATCTGGTGTCCGGCACCCGAGATCCGCAGACCGAACTCCACGATCTCGGCCTCGGTCGACGCCGTCTTGTTGCCGAGCGCGACGATCGTAGATCCGAGGTTGTCGAACTGCGACTGCGGCAGCTGCGTGATGTTCGCCAGCCGAGCGAGCGAGTCGGCCGCCTGCTCCGACGTCAGGTTCGTCGTGACGCCGAGTTCGGCGACCGTCTTCGTGAACTCGGTGATCCCTTCCGTCTCGATGCCCAGCTGACCGGCGGCCGCACCGATCGCCGACAACTCGGTGGTCGTGACGGGGATCTCGGTCGAGAGGTCGATGAAGTCGGAGCGGATCTGCTGAAGCACCGGCTCCGTCGCCTGCACCGTCTTCCGGACACCCGCGAACGCGGACTCGAACTCGATCGCGGCCTGCGCCGTCTTCACCGCCGCGAGGCCGATGCCGACACCGACACCGGCCGCGCCGAGCGCCGCGATCTGCGTCGACCGTGCGGCAACACTGCCGAACTGGTTGAACGCCTGCCCGGCCGTGCCGAGGTTCCTGGTCGTGGACGACAGACCCCGGTCGATGCCCGACCCGTCGAACCTCGGGGTGAACGCCGACGCCGCGAGGCTGCGCTCGATGCCGTCCTTCACCCGGCCGGAGAAGTTCCGGAAGTCCGGGACGATGTCAACGAACGCGGTCTCGATGGGTTCAGCCATCAGTCACCACCTCAGCGCATCGTCGGCATCCCGGCCCGTCGCATGACGGCCTCCAGCTTCTTCATCTCCCGCTCCTCCCGCCGGAGGTCAGCCCGCGCCTGCGAGTCCCGCACACGCCCCTCCATGTCGTCGCCGAGCGTCACGGCCGCGAACGGCGCGAGCTTCTCCAGCGCGTCCGTCAGCGAATCACCGGCAGCCATCCGGTACCGCATCAGGAGCGTGTACGCCGCGTCGAGGAACTCCCGCAGGTTCATGCTGCCGGGGTCGCCTCCGGCGAGGCCGACCTCGCCCTGGATGTACGAGCGGTGCTCCCACGCCCAGCGCCCGAGGGCGAGGGCGTCATCGTAGGGCGGGCGGACTGCGTCTCCACCATCCACTTCTCCAGTTCCTTCAGGACGGCGTACGGCACCGCGTTCTCGGTGCGCGCCCGGATCTCGTCGTAGCGCTTGTGGTCGGTCTCCTTCAGGAACGACTTGATCCTGGAGTCGAGCCGCTCCAGCGCCTCCGCCGCGGCGTTCGGGTTCTCGTAGTCGTCGCCCTCACCACGCAGGCGGGCGCGCTCCTCGGCGAGGCCGTCTTCGTACTCGGCCATCACCTCGGGACGGACGTACACCATCACGAACGCTTCCCCGCCGATCGTGAAGCCGAGGTCGGCGGCGGCGGGCATCAGAGCGTCGAAGTCCTTCACGGTTCCTCCTGAACTGTCGGGGTCTCGTGCCTCCGCTCTGGAGGGTACGCCCGCGCCCGGCAGAACGCGGCGAACTCGTGCCGACGTGCGACGGCCCCCGGTCTATGCGGGGGCCGTCCAGACGCTGCCTGGTGTGTTCAGCGCTTCTTCATTCGGCCTCCTTCTCGAAGTACACGACGCCGGGGTGATCCTTCACTGCGTCCCAGGCTGCCCGGTGCGACTCCTTCGTCTTCGCGAGCTTGATCGTGGAGTCCCAGGAGGAGAACCCGTGGCCGTAGCCGCCCTCGATCTTCACCGTGACCATCCCGGGGTTCAGGCTGTCATCCTCGATGCTGATGACGGGGCCGACGATCCAGCCGCTCATCGTCTGCCAGCGAACCTTCATCCCGACGCGGAGTTCGGTCAGCGCGATCTCGGGGCGGGCGATGGGATCCCAGATCTTCTTCGCGGCGACGGCTGCCTTCGTGTACACCTGGCCGGTGCCGCCGCACCCGTAGCAGCGGTCGCCGTGGATCTGGTTGTAGCTGTAGCGGCCAGATCCTCCGCACCTGCTGCACTCCGTGGTATCGAACTTCAGGGCCATCTCGTGTCCTCCTCGGGACTCGAACTCTCTTGACACTCCGTATTCAAGCACACCCTGCCGGGGTTGTCAACCCTTCGCGGCCTTCAGCGCCGGAACGAGGAACGGGAACTTCTTCCCGTTCCTGGTCTGCCCCGTCTCCAGGTACAGCCCGTAGATCACATTCGTGCCGACGCGGCAGACCAGCTGCCCGTTCACGGTGCGAAGCTCGTGCGTGATCGAGCCGCGCAGGTTGTTCGTGTCGACGCGCGGCCCTGGCCGCCCCGACGCGTTCTTCTTCGCCTGGTTCTGCACCCGGATGCCGCGGCGGGTGAGGTCGCGGGCGAGGCCGGAGCCGTTCAGCAGCTGCCGGTACGCCGAGGCGTGGGAGACGGTGTGGATCGGCACCCTGGACAGGGTACTCCGCCAGAACGACGGACGGCCCCGAAGGGCCGCCGGTCGTTCCCGAGGTGGAACCTATGTCGAGGCGATCGTGCGGGCGTCGTCGTAACTGTTGCCGCGTCCGACCTCGACCCAGTTCTGGCCGTCCCACTTCTGCACAACCCACCAGACGAGACCGGCGATCGACTCGGGCCTGGTGCGGTGGCCGACGGAGTACCTCCATCCGTCGGCCGAGTACGTCCGGCTGAAGCTCGGCCGCAGCATCTCAGACCGCCACCTTCCGGGGATCGTACGAGGCCCGGATCCAGTCCAGATCCTCGCCGTGTTCGGCGGCGAGCGCGACGCCCGCCTCGGTGAACATCGCGAAGACGCAGTCTTCGTCGTCCATCGTGTCGATCAGGTCGAGCTTCTTCAGGTGGGTGAGGTTGCCGCGCTGCGCGGGGGAGACAGTCACGAGCGGCATGCCGCTCCAGTTGGGGGCGTCCTCTACGAGGCCCATGAACAGTTCGAGTGAATCGGGTGTGATCTGCATTTCGTGTCCTCCTCGGGACTCGCTTGCTCTGACACCCCGTATTCAAGCACACCCTGTCGGGTGTGTCAAGCCCTATGTCGGGATCGGGTCGGACGCGCCGTACCCGTCGATGTTCGCGCGGAACGTGGCTGTCCAGCCGCCGCAGCCGCCCATCGGGTCGACGGACGAGAACGTCTCCCACACCATCGCCGAGCAGACCTCGGAGAGGATGCCCTGGTACTTCCGGTTCGCGATCCCGTTCTGCAACGCCCAGCCGTCCGCGTCGATCTGCCGGGCGGCCGCGGTCAGCGCCGCCGGTGACGGCGGCGTGTACTTCCCCTTCACGCTCGTGGTTCCTTCCGGGACGCACCGGCCGACGGTGACGGTCAGGACGGCCTGGAGGATCCACGCCCCGTACGCCTGCTTCATCCCGGACGCGCCGATCGGCGACGTCGGCCGAGTGAACCCGATCGGGAGCGACTCGACGTGGACGACGAGCATCTCGCAGCAGTCCCACACCGGCGGCCCGGGCGAGATGAACTGCCGGGCCGGAGCGCCCGTCAAGCCTTCGCCTGGGAGGAGCGTCGGGATCTCATCGAGCGAGTCCGACGCGGCCTGGAGCAGATCCGTCGCGAACAGGTGGAGGTCGTCGGGGCCGACGCCGCCTGGCATCAGGTCGAGACCCCGGGCTGCGGCCGCGGGAACCGACGGGAGTCGGGCGACCACACCCGGGTGCGGCGCTGGATCCCCTGCGGCGCGTACGTGTTCAGGAACATGTCGACGGACGGCAGCCCGGTGCTCCACCCGGCGGCCTCGGCCCAGCCCCACGCGCGGAACGCGTCGAGGTCGATCGTGATCCCCCTGCGCTCGATCTTCGTGACACCGGCCGGGAGGTCGCAGTCGGACTCCACGCTGCCGCCGCCCTGGCACGTCGCGTACACCGCGCACGCCAACTCCTCGGCTGCGTACTGGCCGATCACGGGCGGGTCGTTCCCGTACCGGTAGAGGATCGAGAAGGTGCCGTCGTCGGTCTCCGGCAGCGACAGATCCTGGCAGGACGGCCACACCAGTTGCACGTCCGGGTCGGACGGGTCTGGCACCCGCGTCAGCCAGCGGCGCTCGTCGAGCCGATACGTGGACGGGTCGACCAGCTGCCCGTCGATCGTCACTTCCAGGATCTCGCGGACGCTGCCCGTGAGGGGCACGCGGGAGAGAGGGGTGCAGCCGCAGCCGCGGTTGTACCTCGACCCGGCGTAGTAGCTCCAGGAGCCGTAGACGCCGAGGTCGGCGGTGCCGGACGCGCCGGGACGGTTCATCGGCAGCCAGCCCCACCCGTCCCAGTTCTGCCACGGGCCGCCGCAGGGGGTGCCGCACGGACGCACACGACGCTCGCACGTGCCCGGATACAGCTTGTTCGACAGCGCGTACAGCATCTGCGACGCGGCCACCAGGGGGCCGCTCAGGTCGGCCATCGAGTCGAGGCCGCAGCACTCCATCAGACGCGCCTCGCTCGACCATGCCTGGCACGGCCCCTCCGACAGCTGCCCGTCACCCGAGATCGGGGTCAGCGGCGGAATGTCCGGGATCACCGCGCCCGGGTCATACGTGACGAGGTAGTCGACGGCGTTCGTGTTCGGGTCGAACGACCCGTCCTTCGACCAGATCACGGTGAAGTCGCCGACGGTGCCGGGGGCCATCACGTCCGCGACCTTGTAGACGCCGGTGGTGCCGATCTCCGCGACCCCGGAGTTCGTCGGCCCCACGATCGTGTTGCCCTCGTTGTCGTTCACGAGGTACTCGACGGCGGCGGCCAGACCCGCCTCGCGGGCGTTGAACACGATGTCGAACGCGGTGGCGATCGCGACGCGGTAGTCGGCCATCTACTCCTCCTCCAGGAACAGAACGTCATCATGGCCTACGGCCCGAACGGCCCGTGCCGCCGCCATCAGCGGCTCCGGCCGGTGCGGCCGGTCACGCCAGCACGCGATCAGCGCGTCGACGTCTCCTTCGAGGCGGGCGGCCATGTAGCTCGCGTGCCAGCGCTCCTCCTCCCACGTCCCGACCATCCGCGCCCTGCGCTGGTACATCCGGATCGCCTCGTCCACCCGGCCGAGACCCTTCAGCGACTGCGCCGTGTAGTAGACGGAGCGGGGGTCACCGTCGGCGACGCCCGGTGCGAGCGCCTCGATGTCCCGCTCGATCTTGCCCATGTCGTAGGTGCCGTGATGGTGGAGCGTCAACCCGAGGAGGTTCCGGCGCTTCCCGTCACCCACCAGATACGAGTGCGTCTCCCCGGCGTACCCCCAGTCACGGCGGCCGCGGAGGAGCCACGGCATCCGCCACGACAGACCCCGATCCTTCACCAGGATCCGCCACGCCTGCACCTCGGGGTCGGGATCCGCGTCGAGCCACTCCCCTAGCTTCGGGTGCTGCTCGACGGTCATGTCGGCGTCGATCATCAGGATCCAGTCGGCCTCCCGCGCGAGCGCGAGCGCGCGCGTGCGAGCCTCGGCGAACCCCTCCCACGCCGCGTGCTGCACGAACGCGCCGAGGTCGGCGGCGATCGCGGGGGTGTCGTCCGTCGACCCGGTGTCGAGGACATGCACCGCGTCCACGAGCGGGCGGGCGGACTCGATCGCCTGGCCGATGGTGTCGGCCTCGTCCCGCGCGATCATCACGAGCGCGACGGTCACGCCGCCACGTACCCGGGCGACTTGTAGCCGCGGCCCACCAGGGACGCCGGGACGAACATGCCGCTCGGATCAGCGCCGTCCGCGACGGTCGGCTTCCCCGCCCGCCACATGATGTTCGCGAGCCGCGGGTTGTCGATGTACCGGAGCCACTGCCCCTGCTTCGAGCCGCGCTCGTCCGGCGTGCCGACCTGCGGGTTGACAGGCGACCGGTAGATCATCGCCGTGCCGTCCACGTCGAGGATCTCGAACTGCGCCGCCGTCCCGTTCGGCCCGTACGGCTGATACTGCAACCCGTACTGCCTCAGCTGGTCACCGAGGTCGCGAAGCGTCCCGCTCGGATCGAAGCTCGTCTCCCACCAGCAGTTCGTGCCGCGCCAGACCGCGTGCTGCGGCGACCCCATGTAGATGTTCAGCGAGTTGCTTCGCCCGACCGGATGCATGTCGACGTCGCGGAGATCCCAGAACGCCGGGGTCTCCCGGCCGAAGCTCGCGGCGGGGCCGTCATCCACGAAGTCGGACAGGTACGTAAACGCAGACCAGCCGCTCATTCGGGCCACGCGGATGCCCTTCGCCTTGTAGCCCGACCACACCTGGATCACGTCGGGGTGGCCCTGGCCGGAGCCGTCACGGAGGTCGCAGTGGATGTTCTGGAACGTAAACAGCTTCGGTGCCTTCAGAGTGAACCCGTTCGGCTGGTTCTTGACCCGGAAGCCCTCCACGAAGACCTGGCCGCCGTCGTCGCCCCCTTCGAACTGGAACGACGAGTTGAACCCGTCGCCGCTTGTGTTCGCGTAGTCAACCTCCCCGGCGATGGCGACGATGTGCCTGCCTCCCTGGCACCAGATGCGGCCGCCGCCGGAGTAGTCGGCGTCGACCAGGAGGACGTGATCCTTGCCGTTCGTGAGCGGCACGGTGCCGTCCCGTTTCACCTCATGTACCTCGTAGCTCGGGAACGAGTGGTAGTCCTCCGGCTCGTTGCCGTTCCAGCCGGGCGGCGGCCGGTGCGGGAGCGTCCCGGGCT